CTCACGCATTTTACGCTCTTTGTCGACGGCCGCGGCTACGCCGGCATGGTCGACGAGATCGTCCTGCCAAAGCTCACCTACAAGGTCGAAGACTACCGAGCCGGCGGCATGGACGTGCCCATTCCCATCGAGATGGGCATGGAGAAGCTCGAGGCCGAGTTCACGCTCGGCGAGTACGACCGCTTTGTGATCCAGCAGCTTGGCTTTCAGGAGGGCGGCCCCATTGCCCTTCACGTCCGCGGCGCCCTCAAGCGCCACACGTTGGCCGTTCCCGTGAGCTGCCACATGCGGGGCATCATCACCGAGATCGACTTTGGCACCTGGAAGGCCGGCGAGACGACCGCCATGAAGTTTCGCCTCTACTGCACCTACTACCGCTACGCGCACGCCGAAGAGGTGCTCGTCGAAATCGACGCCGACAACATGACGCGCCGCATCAACGGCGTCGACCAACTGGCAGCCGTCAAGGCTGCCCTCCTGAGAGGGTGAAGGGCATGAAAAAAGAGGTAATCGAGCTTTCCTATCCCGTCGAGCTTTCTGGCCGGGGGCTGGTTCGGACCATCGAGCTGAGAAGGGCCAAGGTAAAAGATCTCGAGATGGTCGACGGCCACGACACGGAGGCCGCCAAGACCTTGCACCTGATAAGCCACCTGGCCGAGTGGAGCCCAGACGAGGTGAGGGAGCTGGACTTTGCCGACTACCGGAAGGTGTCAGACAAGGTGGCTGGTTTTTTAGGGCTTGCTCCCTAGGGGAGCTGCCGGCGGGAAGACGGGCACTCCTTGAGGTAAAGGCCGACCTGGCCTTTGTCTTTCACTGGAGCCCTGAGGCGATCGACGCGCTTTTGGCAGGTGAGCTTGCCCTCTACCACCAGCTAGCCCTTGAGAGGCTAAAGGCGACATGGCCGATTTCAAAATAAGGGTGAGTCTTGCCGCCAAGGACCTTCTGTCCTTGCCGCTAAAAAACCTCTCGGGGGTCACCCGCGGGCTTGGCGGTGAGCTGAAACGAGCAAGCCTGGCGCTCGACGAGCTGCGCCGTCACGACAAGCTTGCCGGCCAGATGCGAGGCCAGGCCAAGGCAACCCTTGAGGCTCACTCGCAGTGGAAGGCTGCCGAGGGACGGGTGAGGGCGCTTGCCAGAGAGATCACGGCTGCCGGCGAGCCGAGTCGGCGCCTGGCTAGAGAGTTTGACGCAGCAAAAATCTCTGCCTCGCGACTGAAAGACGCCTTTGAAGCCAAGACTGTAAGGCTTCGCACGCTCAAGCGAGAGACCAAAGAGGCTGGACTGTCGATCCGGGGACTCACCGAGAGGCTTTCCGAGCAGGAGAAAGTCTTTGATCGGCTAAAAGCCAAGTCAGATCGGCTTTCGTCCGCAAGAAGGTCGGCTGATGCCCTAAGCGGCAGGGCGTCCGAGCTTGCCATGATCGGGGGTGCTGCTTCGGGATTTGGCAGGGGGGTGCTGGCCCAAGCATCGCTGCCGCTTCAAACCGCCATGAGCCTTGAGGCCGTCATGGCGCGTGTACGCTCGCGGGTTTTGTCGGGGCCAGACTACAAGGACACAGTCCGCCAGGAGAGAGATCTCTCGGTCCTGGAGCGCATGGCGGCCCGGGTTTCGACCCAGTTTGGCTACACGGGCGAAGAAGTTGGCTCGGCGATGATCCAGATGGGGACTGCAGGCCTTCAGTTTAAAGACATCACCGAGGCCAACCTCAAGGCTGTGCTGGCCGTGTCCAAGGTCGGAGACATCCTGCCCCAGCAGTCGGTGAGTCTACTAACAGGCATCGCGCATGCCTTCGAGCTGCCGATCTCGAGGCTTTCCCGCATCGGAGATGTCGTCCAGTACACAGCCGACGTCTCAGACACCAACCTCACCGAGATCGCAGACGTCCTAAAGCACGTCGGCTCGGTCGCCAACGCGGCCAAAATCCCGCTTGAGACGGTGATGGCATCCGTGGCGATGCTGGCTGATGTCGGGGTCAAGGGCTCGGTGGCAGCCACGGCGCTCAAAGGGGCGTTTCTTGATCCCCTCGTCCACGACACGGTCGGCGGCACGCCAAAGACCGAGCAGGCCAAGCTTCTCAAAGCACTTGGCATCCGGGTGGTCGACCAGAAAACGCGCGGCATGCGGCCTTTCATCTCGGTGATGGAGGAGCTCGGCGCAAGGCTTGCGCCGATGGGATCTGGAGAGCGGCTTAAGATCCTAGAGAAGCTTTTTGGGCGCGAGGGTCTGGCCGGCATCTCAGAGCTGGTAAACGTCGCCGTCAAGGCTGCTCGCGGCGACAGCGGGGCAGCTTCCAGGCTGTCGGCCCTGAGCGCCCGCGAGGCTGAGATCAGAACCCTCTCCGAGGGGACTGCTATGGAGAAGCTTAGGCTTGAAGCCGCCACGGCGAGCGCCTCGCTGCTCAGGCTCAAAGCCTCGCTGTCGGATCTTCTAAACGTACTCGGCAAGCCACTGCTTTCAGACCTCGCTCGGCTTGCCGGCACTCTGGCAGGCGTGGTCGATAAAACCCGCGACTGGGCGCTTGCCAACCCAGGGGTCACGAAGGCTCTCTCGGGCGTGGCGCTTGGGGTGGGCGGCGCGGCAGCGGCACTCGGCGCGCTTTTTATCCCGATCTCAACGGCGATGGGAGCTGTTGCCCTCTTTAAGGGGGCATGGGTGAGTTTCGGGGCGGCAGCCTCGGGAGCCATGGCGGCCGCGGCGGTGGGCGTTGGCGCGCTGAAAGTGGCGCTTATTGGCTCAGGCATTGGGCTTGCTATCGCGGGGCTCGCCGGCGCCTCCTATCTTGTCTACGAGAACTGGGACAAGATCACGCAAAGCCTCCAGGCTGGCGGCCGGTCGGTTGCAGACTTCATGACTCGCATGACCTCGCTCAAGGCAACCGGCACGGTGCCGCTGATGGCAGCAGGCGCCGCCCTGCGCGGGGGGCCCAGTCAGTCGATCCTAAACGCCCCCATCACCGTCAACGTCACAGAGCCCAGGGCGACGACCGCCGAGATTGCAGCAAGGCTCAAAGACGTCCTGCGCGAGATCAAAGACGACGAGGCCAAGGCCTCAAGGGCAAGGCTTTATGACTGAAGGCAAAGCGCTCTTTGCGCTCGGGTCTTTTCGCTTTCTGGCCGGAAAGAGCATGTTTGACCGCCTAACCCGGGGCGAGAGCTTTATTTGGACCGAGCAGGAGAGGCTTGGCGGCGTGTCAGCGCTAAGCTACATGGGCCGCAGGGCGCTTGAGGTCGACGTGGTGGGCGAAACCTATGCAGAAAGGGCCTCCACCGATGACCCGTTGAAGGCTCTGAAAGACGAGGCTTACAGGGGGGAGCCACTGCTCCTTGTCGACTCCGAAGGGCGGTCCCTTGGCAGCTGGGCGGTGGTCTCGTGGAGTGAGGATCTTTCTAGTTTTCGCGGTGACGGCAAGGCGCGGAAGGTGGCCTTTAGGCTTTCCCTTAAAAGCGTGACAGTCGATGACGCGGCCAGTCCGGCCAAAGCCCTATGATCTACGTGACGCGAGAGGGCGAGGTGCTAGACCTCATCTGCCACCAGATTTTTGGCAAGACAGACGGCGTTGTCGAAGAGGTGCTTGAGCTAAATCCGCATCTTGCAGAGCTTCCAGCCGTGCTGCCCGAGGGGATCGAGATTGTTCTCCCAAGTCCGCCGCGCAGCGCGCGGCCAGAGCGTAGAGAGATCTCGCTTTGGGACTAAAGCCGGCCGTCTTGCTCACAATCGACGGCGAGGAAAAAAAAGGGGTCTACCGCGAGAGGCTTCAGCGGCTCTCTCTTAAAGACGAGCGCGGTCTTCTCTCCGATCAACTCGAGCTTGTCTTTGACGACTCAGACGGCCGGCTCGCCGTCCCAGAAAGAGGCCACCTCCTCAGCGTGGCGCTTGGCTGGGGCGAAAGCCTCACCCCCATGGGGAGCTTTTTTGTCGACGAGGTGTCGATCTCAAGCCGCGGCGTCATGCGCCTTACCGGCAAGGGCTTTGACACGCTAAAAGACCTAAAAACCGTCTCCTCCAGGCTTTATGCGGCGCGAGACCTGAAAGGAGTTTTGGACGAGCTCGGCCGAGCCTACGGGCTCAAGGTGAAGGCCTCTGCCGACCTCTCGCGCGTTGTGGTGTCAGAGATCTCCCAGAGAAACGAGTCGGCCGTGCACTTCCTATCGAGGCTCTCTGACGAGCACGCGCTCTCGCTCAAGATCCAAGGCGACACGGTGCTTGTTTTGCCGCAGGGGTCGGGAAAGAGCGTGTCGGGCGAGGCGCTGCCTGTTGTCGAGATCGAGGCCTTCGGCGGCAAGGTCCTCGCCTGGGATTTTGATTTTGTGAGCCGGCCGCTTTACGCCTCGGTTGAAGCCGAGGCATTCGATCTCACGACTGCGCAAAGCGAGAAGGTCATCCTTGGCAGCGGAAAGCCCGTCTTTCGCTTTCGCGAGGTGTTCTCGTCGAGAGAAAAGGCGCAGCACGCTGCCGAGGCCAAGCTCTCTCGCTCGCAGAGGCAAGGAGTCACTGGAAGGCTTGAGCTGGAAGGCGACGCGAGGATTTCTGCTGACTGCAGGCTCAAGCTTTCGGGGTTTCGTGCGGCAGTCGACGGGCTTTGGAGCGTGACGTCAGCGACGCACAGCGTGGCGCCCGAGGAGGCCTACGCCGTCAGCTTGTCATGCGAACGGCTGCCAGACCAAGAGCGATAACAAGAATGGTTAGTATGAGGCCGGCCGGAAGCCTCCTAGTTGGAGGCGCCGTATCGAGCGTGTAGACGGTGCGGGCCAGTGTGAGCTTTTTGACCATGGCTTTGACCCTGCGATGAGTCCCCTGAGCGCAACAGTCTAGCATGAGCGCTAGAGAGCTTGTGCTGAGAGGATGCATCTTGCGCAGGCTCCGAGTTGCAGATACGATTTCCGAATGAAAGTCGTTCCATAGAAAGAAATACGTTCAGCTTCGGATGTACCGCATGGATTGCTTGCGAAGTGATTTTACGATCAAAAGTTCAGACTTTCGGAAGGCGCTTGACGTTTCTCCTCCGACGATGAGCGAAATTCTAAAAAAAGCAGGGGTGTCATTACTTCCAGAGGATGGGAAGCGTGCTGGTGCTAGGAGCATGCCGCCGGAGCATGTTCGTAAGATTCTACAAATGCGCGGTTTTGAATACCCTGAGCGTGCCCGCGTGATTGCATTCATGATCTGCAAGGGAGGGACGGGGAAAACGACATCGACCTTCTTCTTGAGTCAGCGTCTAGCGGCCTATGGGGCACGTGTTCTTGTTATCGATGCCGATCCACAAGGCAATTTGACGGGCGCTTTCGCGCTTGATCAATATGATCTGGAGCTGGATTCCAACACACCCGTCCTCGTAGATATCTTCACGAATGAAGCAGGAATCGAGGACGTTATTCTCAAAGTCACGCCCTTTCTCCACTTGCTTCCGTCAACTCCGATGAATTCAACGCTCGATGGAAGAATTCGTGAAAAATTCAAGAACCCTTCGCTCCCCATCAAGAATCTGATCAGCTCGCTGTCAGGTCAGTACGACTATATTCTGATCGATTGCGCTCCAGCGCTGAATCTAACTAATACGGCCGTCGTCTCAGCAGCCGATCTGGTCGTTCTTCCGATAAATCCGGACAATTTTTCGATGATGGGTCTTGCACAGACTCTCGATGAAATCGAAACGATCGAACGGGATTTTTCCGTGAGCGTGGAAAAAAAAATTGTTCTGACGCGGTTTGATGCCCGTGAATTTACCTCGCTTCGCTATCTCAGCGATGTAAGTCAGGCCTATCAAAAGAATCTTTGCGAGACCGTCATCAAGACATCCTCTGATGTGAAAAATGTCGTTACTAAGCGCCAAGATTTGTTCAGCGTAACCAAGAGCAGCGCCAAATCTGACTACGATAGTTTCGCGCAAGAGATCATGGGTCTACATGGCCTACGAAAAAAGACAAAGAAGAAGCCTAGGGAGTCAATCAAGGCATAAGCGGGGAAAGTCTGGGCATGGCATCTGCATCTGAACTTCTCAAAAAGCATGGGGCGCGAGTCAAAGCAGACGTGCCCTCTCGACGTAGAATCGAAAGAAAAGGCCCGACAAGGCCATGGCAAGAGAATCTCGATCGCTTCACAGTATCTGAGGAAATTAACTCAGAGAAAAATGTCGTGAGCGATCCCCCGGAAGCAGCCGAAACGGAGCTATCTAATCTCAAAGATCTTGGGGTTAGTGGTGGGGCTTTGACGCCGCACGCTGAGACTAAAATTTCTTCTCAGAAGAAAAGAAGTCGCGGAAAGACGGTCTCAGGTGAAGCTAAGCGCACTCTGATTAGACCCGAATGGAGCCCAGATTTTAGTAAAGATGAGGCATTTCTCCGGGCTCATTTTCGAGAGGCGTTTGGTAAGGGGAAGTTGGCAAAGGAGATTGATTTTTATTGCCAGCTATATGCGGAAGCTCGCCGTCGCGAGGCTGTGTCCCTGCATTTTTTCAGCACTCAGCTGGGCGAGATTGTCGGCAGTTCGTCGAATGGCACTATTCGCGCTCGTTTGCTTTCCTGCGAGCGATTGGGACTTTTGGTACATCAGGGGTTCAATAACGAGACAGCGGACCATCGCAGAGGAACTTATGTCCATCTGAGATTTCCATGGAATAACAACTGAATACCGGTTTTCGGCTAGCCGAAAGTCAGCTAGCCGAAAGTCAGCTAGCCGAAAGTCAGCTAGCCGAAAGTCAGCTAGCCGAAAGTCAGCTAGCCGAAAGTCAGCTAGCCGAAAGTCAGCTAGCCGAAAGTCAGCTAGCCGAAAGTCAGCTAGCC